TGTAGTAGTCGTGCATAGCAAGTCGCAGGTCGCGACTGAACTGCCGATGGCTCTCCACCCGAACAGGGTTCAGGCCCTTCTGACGGAAATACGCCGACCGCTGTTCCACGAGGGCCGCAGCCGAGTGCACCATAGCGGAACCGTGGTACATCTCCTTCATCACGGCGGCAGTTGAGCCACGCCGAACAAGCCCGCTCGCGCTCTCAAGGATTTCTGCTGACACGAAGTTTGCACTTGGAGACTGGCTATGAACAAGGCTTGTGAAGTCCCGCTGACCTAGTGTGAACACTGTGCCAGCAATTTGCCCGAGGTTGACAGTGCGATTGGTGAACGGGATGGTAACTTCGTAGTCTGCTCCTCCAACAAGAGTGCGAACCCACGGGTTCATGGTGTCCTCCTGGTAGAGACGACTGAAGTCGTAGTCCACAGCCCACTCACGGTTCGCCATTGATAGCCGGATCATTCTTTCTGTCGCACCAGCGTCAGCCATGTCCTGAACCCAAGGGTGAACAGGGAGCGGAGTTGCTCCCGCTGCCACATTGCGGTTGGCGTCGAGGTTCGCGAGTTCGCGGTCCACGTCGATGGCCCTCGGGGAAGTACCCAAGCTGCGGGCACCCACGGAACCGGCGTCGAGGTCGTCTCCCTCGATCACCAGCGGACCACGAGGCACAGGGTTGCTGGCCTGATCCGCCTCGCTGAGCGGGGTCGTGTGCCGGTTTATGGCGCTCTCAGGGTCCATGAGGTCGCGCTGAAGGTCCGTCTCGAACCGGCGCAGTGCATCCCGCATCTCTACGCGGGCAGCTTCTCCCCACACCTGACGGTCCAGCCCCACGGTCCCGATAGCCGGGTTCAGAACACCGCCCGTTGCCGCGCCCGCGACGATCATCTGGAACATGCCCGCGATGTCGTGGTCATCGCGCACGATGTTTCCGATCCCTCCGACGACCGCGCCCGACAGGGCACCGCCAGTGACGCCCACAGCCGTGTCACCAGCGACCCGAGCGAGGGTCGTGGAGCCAGTGAGCGCCCGCGTTGTCCGGGCCACAGAGGCGGCTGTCCGGGCCGCTGCGATGGTGCCGCCCGAGGCGAGGATGAGCGGAAGGTCCGCGTCGATCAGGCCCGCAGCAAACTGCATAGCCCCTCGGCTGATCCCGACCTGCTGAGCAAGCCGCGCCTGCTCCCGCTGGTCCTGAAGGATACGGTCACGCCGGGCAAGTGCACCCGCGTGCGTCATGCTCCCCATCACGTTGTCGTGCAGGTGCAGAGGGATGCCCTTCGTCAGTTCTTCACGGAAGGGTTCCAGTTCCGCAGTCCCACTCGTGAGCAGTTCTTCCACTGCCTGCGGAGTGGTCTGCAAGTATTCGATGGCCGAGTTGAGCACGCTCTGACGGATCGTCAGGGTGCCCACACTGTCTCCGCGCTGCCACAAGGGAAGCTGTGCTGCTTCCTCTGCTTCACGCTGGGCCTGCCTGCCCGCGCCTTCCGGCGCGGACAAGGGGATGCCCTCAAGGAAGGGGTTCTGAGGTACAGTCTCAGGGCCTTCAACACGCGGGGGCAGCATTGGCCCCTCTACCGGGGCCTGAGTGACTTCTTCCATGAGGGCTTTCCTTACCTTGTTGCGATGTAGCGATCACCAATCTCCCGCAGCGGGAGCACGATGCTCCCAACTCCGATGATGTTGGCCACGTACTGTCCGTTCAGCCTCGTCACCGTGTAGTCTGGTGCAGAGCGTGTACCGGGGTTCGCCGTGTGGAACGGGCTGATCCTTCGCAGGAACTCGTCGCCGGGGGCGCTGGCCTCGTACCAGTCCGCGAGTTGCGGCACGGCAGCGCGGGCTTCTTCCGATCCCATCCACTCCACGATTGCAGTGTTCACCGCCGCTGTGTTCTCGACCTGTTGGCCGGGGAACATCTGAGCACGGATACCCGACTCGTTAGGCTGCGGCATCACGAACGAACTGCCCATGACTGCACCACGATTGGTCACGTAGTCGAGTGCCATCGTGACTGCGCCCTGCTGTGAAGTAGCAGGCATGAACGGTACGACTTCTTCGAGGAAGCGCGTGACCTGAGTGTTGAACTGGTTGTTGATCGCAGTGTCGTCCAAGCTGCGAGCGGCGTTTACATCCGCCATATCGAACCGACCCGTCAGCCCTGCGCGAAGCAGGCTGCTGGGCACGAGTGCCGATGCTGCCGAGCCGTTGAGCGCACCGCCGAACCAAGTGTTCGTGATGTTCCCACGTTCCGCCAGTCGCACGGCTCTCGCCACACGCTGCGCGGTTTCCTCGGGTGCAGGCCGCTGCCCCACCGAAAGTCCGACCTGCTGAACCGTGTCGTAGAACGCATTGGCCACAGGGTCGTTCCGGTTGCTGAGGTCCACATCGGTGAACACTTCCCGGTCGGGGAACATGCTCATAACCATGTGGCTCGCTGCCATCATCCGTCCACGGGCTTCAGGCTCAGGGACGTACTGGTACGCGAGTTCAGGGTTCACAGCCATGAGGCCCACGAAACTCTGTAGGCCCACAACGGTCGTGGGTCTAGCCTGACCTTGCTGGTCGATCCAGTTGCCCGAGGCAGCGAGGTTGATCTGCTGCTGAAGGGCTGGGTCCACGATGCCGTTGTTCGCGAGGTACTCGACTTCTGCGGCCCGCTGCATCGCACCGATCTCTGCCGGTGTCGCCTGCGGGTTCGATGCACGGAAGTTCTGGATTTGCCGACCGAGGAAGTCTCGGAAGCCCTGCACCGCCCGATCCCGCAAGCGCGGTTCCAGAGTGCCTACCGTCTGCGCGGTCTCCGCGTTCGCGATGATGGCTCGATCCTCCTGAGCACGGAGAGCGCGCTGCACAAGGTCTGCGCTTTGCGTCACCAGATCGGAAGCTGCCCCACTGATCCGCGAGGGATCGAACGTGGTGCCGCTCTGCTGGTAAGCGCCGATCAGGTTGCTCATGTACTCCTGATTGATCTCGTCCAGTGTCAGTTTGCTGGTCCCAGCCTCGAAGGCCGCTCTCCTCTCCTGCAACTGCACATCCGCCTCCGCGATAGAGGTCTCCAACGCAACTGCCTGCTTCGTGTCGTTCACGGCTTGGAGTTCCTGAATACGGTCTCCAATGACAGAGCGCATCATATGCTGCTCTTGGTTGATCCGCTGGTCGTCCAGTGCCATCCCCCACTGCGCGTACAGGCCGCCACGGGTGGCTCGCCAGTCGGTCAGTGTACGCTCCCCGCGCATGAACAGTTCGTCGTTCTCGGCCATAGACGGTCCCATGCCCTCAAGGACATCGAGACGAGCCTGCTGCCTGATCTGTTCGAGGTTGCGTTCCGCAGCTACGCGGTCAGCTTCGGGGTCCGGGCGGTTGTCACTCCACGATCCGGTGATGTTCCTGATGTACGTCCGGGTTTCCTTGGGCAGAGACGCCATGTCCCCATCCCAATTATCCGCCTTGCCCACGCCCCAATTATAGGCCGCGAGTGCACGGGGGACATCCCCGTTGTACCGCTCAAGCATCGCGGACAGGTACTCCGTACCCATCTGCCGGTTGACTGCGGCGTTCCGCATGAGGCGGTCGGCCTCTGCTACAGTCCGTCCACTGTACGCCACCCCGAGACTGTCGGCATGGGCGAAGATGTCACGAACTCCGAGGCCGGGGTTCATGGCAGTGGCAGGCATCAACTGCATCACGCCAGTCGCGCCCACCGGGCTGACAGCGTTCGGGTTGCCCCGGCTCTCCTGATGCTCGACCGCAGCCTGCATCAAGCGGGCCTGAAGGTCGTAGTCGCCAGCGGCAGCAGCGGCTTGGATGTTCAGGCCACGAGTGCCTTCAGCGAACTCCACGCCTGCACGGGCAGCATCGTAGACCTGCCCAGCGCCCTGCGCCTGAGTGCGGCGGTTGTGACGGGCGTTGATCGCGGCGTATTCCTCGGCGGCGACCAGCGGGTCAACATCGCCAGTGGCAATGCGGTCCTGAAGGTCGGTCATCTCGGTGTGCCACTCGGCATTCCACTGCTGCTCCATCCGCGTGTGGTACGCGGACTGCGCCTGCCGTACGGTCCGAAGCTGCGAGGCAGTGAGGTTCTCGGTGGTCAGAAAGCCAGCGGCATCCAAGTGAGCAAATGCTGCGGGGTTGTTGTTCTCGAACGAGTTCACGATACCCTGCACCACAGCCGCACGGCGGCGCTCGATGCTCAGGCCAGCGGTGGCCCCGCTCTCGCCAGTGGCGAAGTCGATGAGGGCACCCGTGCTGGTGTTGTCGCGAGACAGAACGTCCACACTCTGAGCGAGCGCGTCGAAGTTCTGCTGCTCCCTGAAGCCGATGTTGCGCCGCATGTGCGCGTCCACCAGCCCCGGCATCTGCTGCATCAACTGCTCGCGTGCCAGATCGCGAGTGCGCTGGTCAGGAATGCCCGCGACCATAGCGTCGATACGGTTCACGAGCGTTCCACGGTAGGTGTCCGGGTCTTGCTCGTAGGCACCAGCCTCGATCTCCGCTTCCTGTGCACGCAGCAGGCTCGAACTGAGCGTCTGTGCGGTGACGAGGCGGTAGCCTTCCAGCGCCCACTTGTCGCCCTCCATCTCCACGCTCTCGAAGGACTGACCCTGCATCGCTGCGATCTGGCCGTCCATCATGCTCCGCTCTTGGCGCTTCTGCTGTATCTCAGCCAGTCGGCCCTGAGCGAACTGCGAGACCTGCTGTGCGATCTGCGCGGTGTAGGTGTCCACAGGCACACTGGGTGCCTGCGGTGCTCCGACACCCGGGACTTGCCGGGTGACGGGGTTGATAGCCTCCTGTCCCCGGAGGTTGTCCTGCGGCTGTGCGCGCCGCTCAAGTCCTTGGGCCATGATTGCTCCTTATAGCCGTTCTCGGTCGTTCACACGACCGCCGTTGGGTCCGAGAAGTCGGCTTCCCTCTGGCTGGTGACTGTCGTAGATGTTGAGCAGGTTCGTCCCCGCTCCCAACAGCATTGCGCCAATCGAGGGTCGAGGAATGACCTGTACATCCGTGTTCGTGATTGCAGAGATCGCGATGCTGGTTTTCTGCTCGCGAAGTTCCGCCTGTTGCTGGCTGGCCTGCCGCTCTTGGGCGTAGCGCGCCCTTCCTGCGGAAGCCTTCAGGTCTCGAACAGCCATCTTGACGCTGTTCCCCGTCACGCCAGCGGCAGCAGCATCGACTTCAGCCTGAGACTGATCGACCATTGCTTGCCGCTGGATGAGGGTGTCAACCTGCACAGCCGCGTCTCGTGCACGCACTTGGTTCACCGTGACCGCGTTCTCTGCCCGTGCTGCGGACAGCCGGTTCATCGTGTTGCGGTAGGCTTGGATGCGCTCCTGAAGATCGGCTTGGATGCCAGCGGTGGCGAAGTCGCCCCACTTGCCAGCCAGCGAAAGGCCCATCTGCGCAAGCATAAGTGTACTCATGCTCTGCGTCCTTTCGTTCTGAGGATTTGCCCGATCCACTCCACTTCATGGATAGTCACGGGTCGGATGTCGGTGCCGGTAAACCGAAGTCTGGACCAGTCCGCTCTCTCTCCCCACGGAATGTAGAACGGTCCCGACTGAAGGATCAGCCGGTCGGGGTCGAGAGGTTCGTTGTCGAGCGGGAACACGTAGGCAGTGTACTCCCAATCGTCACTGTACGGGCTGGACCCGATAGCCTTGAACTCGCCACTGTTGTCCACATGCACAACGTAGTCCTGCACGGTGACTTTCTGGCTGGTGTCGATCCTGTTCTGGTAGTCCCGAGCGAATACTTGCGTCGGTTCTAGTTCCCACTCGACTGTCTGCCCGCAGAACAGGGTAGCCCCATTCGGTGCCACTTCCGCGTCGAAGAAGTAGCGGGTGGTCAGCGCGTTCAAGCGGATTTCCAGAGTTGGCCGTGCTTCCAGTCCGGGGTTAGCACACCCGGTGGCCTGAAGGAACCGAGCACCTACGTAGGGCAACTCGATGTAGTTGCTGGCCACCTGCTTCTCGACCCTACGGTCAAGCATCTCGTGGTAGCCGTAAACTCCGATGGTCCGGTTCAGGTCGAGCGAGTGCAGGAACACATCGCCGTCCGTGTCTCTCCCGAGGAAGTAGACGATGGAGTTGCGGAAGAAGAAGTATTCGACCACATCCTGAAACTGCCACTTCCCCCAAGCGGACTGAAGGACTTTATTCCCGTCCCACAGGTACTTGTACACCCACACAGTGCGGCGGTTCTTGTTCGTGCGGAACAGACCGAGGTTGAAGTTCTGGCTGACAGCCATCCCTGTGATCGAACCTTCGATGTACCTGTCCTGCGTCTCCGTCAGGCTGTTCGCCGCGTTTGCAGCGTTATCGCTGTCCGTGTAAAACTCCTTCACACCAGAGAACTCACCGACGCTGAATGGGAACAGGATCGTCCTGCCCGTGCTCACCGGGGGAGTGCCGCCAGAGGCGATCTCGAACTCCGTAGTCAGAACCATGCTCACCGTGTTCGGGTTGATGCCACCGCCACGAATGACGAACTGGCTGTCGCCCGGGTCGGCCATGATGAACAGGTCTCGGTCGAAAGGCACTAACCAGTCCAGCTTCAGATCATCCTTCTTGGTCGAAGTGATGTCCACCGGGTCAGTAGCAGCGACGACCGTCGCGGATGCCCGCCAGATGTCGAAGGGTTCGTTCGTGCGGCTCATCACCACGCTGTCAGGACTGAGCATAGCCAGCCTGCCCTCGAAGCCCTCAAGGTCTTTGAGGGGCTTGTCGATGAAGGATGGCCAAGGTGCGCTGTCGTCATCGCCCACCTGTCTGCCAAGCCACGGGCCGTGCTCCAAGTAGAAAGTTCCACTCTCGGCCACTAACACATGAGGCATGGTGGTCAGGTTGAACAGGTGCGGCTGGTTCGGGTCGTACCACTCGATCCAAGTGCCCTCGTTACCGAAGCCAGCCGAACCGTTCTCCGGGATGGTGTCCTTGGCATCGAACTTGAGCCAGTAGTCATCCTCGTTGGCGTCACTCGTGACCACCTTGACGATCATCCCGTTCGGTGCGAAGCGAGGCAGGTCAGCCACGTCCTTCACAGTGTCCGAGACAGCGCGCAGTATTTCTCCGCCCTCACCGTCCGACACTCCGATGCGTATTTGCAATGTCGGGTGGTAGATGCACCCCACGTCGAACGACCTAGTGATGACCGTACCCACAGGAAGGTTAGGGTCAGCCAGAAGGCCAGCAACCAGTTCCCCTATGATGTACTCCGAATTGGTCTTACCCGCATCCCCAGCAATTGTGCCATCGGGTGCGGTGTATTCCGCATTGATGATAGCCCCGTTGCTGAAGCGCCCTTGCACAGCGTAGGTCTTGAGGAACTGCCCGCCCAGCGCATGGAACAGCGCAGCGTACCACGGGTTCCCGTCCACGGCTGCCCTCTTGCGCGTCACCCGATCTCGGTTCACCGTGACGATCTTGCGATCCACCACATGGAACTGCATGTCCGGGCCGATGTAGTCCGGGCTTCCACCATTGCGGAACTGGATGTTCTGCCGGGTGCCGTCGAGCGCCCACATCTGAAGGTCGCCCGACTTGTAGCCGAGGATGTAGTCCACCCCGTCATACGAGATGTCCTGATACTTGTGCCCACTGGTTGCACGGTCGAGAGTAGACCCCTCGTCAGTGGCGGGCCGAGTGGACAGTCCGAGGGTCACGTCCGAAATCAGGTTCACCTGCTCAGTGACCTGACCGTCCAGTCGAACGCGGGCGGGCTGTTGGCTTACGCCCTGAAGAAGTGTCCCGAGGGAACCTGATTTCAGTGCCATGCTACCTCACCTCTGGTTGCCAGCGGCCATAGCTGATACCGCGCCGAAGCTGCGACACAGTGTTGGCCGGATTGTCGAAGATGTTGGCCTGCCGATTCCGCAGATGTTCGCGGTATAGGCTCTGCCATCCGATGTCCCGCTCGTTGCGGTAGTTGCTCAGCTTCGGGTCAGCACCGTCCTCGTTCAGATAGAACTCGTAGACGGCTTTCGCCCTGATGTACTCCTGAGCGGCCAGAGGCATTTCCTCAAGCGAGACCTCGAAGATCATCCGCAAACGGACTTTTTCTCCGATCTCAAAGGTTCCAGTGGTCAGGTCGTACATGCGGCTTCCGCGCAGAGTGAGGTTGAAGTGCCTATCTGTTGGGTCTGCCTTGATGCAGCCCTGCGGCACGATGATCTCACCGTTGGATTGTGGTGTGATCTCTCGACATTCAGTGTTGAACCACAGCCCCACTGACTGAACAGAAGCCTGCACCCTGCTGAGAAGCTGCTCGGCTTTCATGTAGAGAGGGTGGCGGTTCTGTTCGGCAGTGAGAGGCCGTGCACCAGTCGAGACGATCATCTCATTGATGATGTCAAGTCTTGAGTACATAGCGGTCTCCTTACTTTGCTCACTGAAGTGCACCCGCGAGTGCACCTGAGAGAACAAAAAAAAGCCCCTCCATCCGAA